GTGAAATTTATAAAGCACAGGTAAAAGCTATAGTTAATAGTTCAGTTAATGCAGAAATAAAAACAGGAAAATGTGTTGAAAGGCCAAAAGTTAAGTAATGTCAGGATTTCAAAGAAGTGTAATGATGTCTATGGGTGGTGGTATTGATATTACTACTACCTCTGATGCTGAGAATGTTAATCTCAGAACATTACTTGATGCAGCAGGATTTGATAATGATATACCAACAAAGATTACCTACAGATTAAACTCTGGTGTGACTTTAACTTCTGCAGAACCCGGTACTAATCTTGAAGGTCCAGCATGGCAAACAGGAACTATTGGTAGTATACATACTGTAATAGTATATATCAGTGGTGATATTAAAGGCTATGGTGGTGCTAGTGGTACTAGAGGTAGTGGTAGTGAACAACAATCACAAGCCAATGGTGGTAATGGTGGAGATGGTGGTGATGCTATGTCATTTGCTTGTAATGCTACTCTTGTTGTAAACTCTGGTGCTTCTGTCCTCGCAGGTGGTGGGGGTGGAGGTGGTGGAGGTGGAGCCTTTGGCGAACAAGATACCGATGACCCAGTCAGTATTCAAGGTGGTCTTGGTGGTCGTGGTGCTGGTACAAATGCTGCTACAAGTGGTGGAGCAGGTGGAAGTGAGACTAGTGGTGGCTCTTCTGCAACTTCAGGTGATGGTGGTGATGGTGGTAATTATGGTGCATCAGGAAGCAATGGTTCAGCAGCATCAGTAGGTACTTCTCAAGGAACAGGTGGTACTGGTGGTTCTGCAGGATACGCAGTTAAAAAGAACTCTAATACAGTAACAGTTACAAATAATGGTACAATTACAGGTACACAAGGATAAATAAATGATTTGGATATTATATCAGGAGATGTTAAATGGCAAGTACATATACAACTAATCTAAGACTAACTAAACAGGGTGATGGAGAAAATCCTAATAGTTGGGGTCAGATTTTAAATGATGGTGTTATTAGTCTTGCTGATGAAGCTATAGCAGGTTATACTACTATATCTATTGGTAGTGCTGCAACAGTAAACCTAACAAATAATGATGGTGCTGATGACCAATCACGTAAAGCTTTCTTGGAAATTAAAGGTTCAGTTGGAGGAGTAGCAACTTCAATCTTTCTTGTTGTCCCTAATAATAGTAAATCCTATGCTGTATTAAATAAAGTATCTGCTAATAATGATAGTGATGTTGTTATGATGCGAGTGGCAGGTAATACTGGTGTTACTCTAGGAAGGTCATCTACTACATTTCAACATGTTGTTTGTGATGGAGCTTCAGTAAGAAGTGCTAATCTTTTACCAAATAATGTTTGTGTTGCTGATAATTTATTTGTAGGGGGTACGGCCCAAATAGGTAGTACAGTAACGGTAGTAGGTGCAGGTACTTTTAAAGGTGCTGTATCTGTAGAAGGTGCTGCTAAATTTAATTCTACAGTTACTGTATCAGGTGCATCTAATTTTAAAAGCACTGTAACAGTAGAAGGAGCGCAAGTAAATAAAAGTACAACACGTTTTGAAGGAGCCGTAACATTAGCTTCAGGTGCGCCTGTACATCAAGCAATAACAACACTTACAGATGCAGCAAGTATTGTTATGAATATGGCTACTAATAATCAGTTTGTTGTAACGCTAACTGATAATAGAACATTAGCGGCTCCTACTAATTTAACAGTAGGACAAACAGGACATATTTATTGTATACAAGATTCAACAGGAAGTCGTACTCTTGGATATAATTCTGTATTTCAATTTGCAGGTGGGTCTGACCCTGTTTTAACTGCAGCAGGAGGTTCTGTTGACTTATTAGTATTTTCTGTAAGAGCTACTGATAAAGTTGATGGTGTAATGGTAAACGATTTAAAGTAATAGTAAATGACTGAGTTACGTAAAATTAAACTTAAACAAGGTCTTCATAGAGAATCTACTCAATATGAAGAACAAGGTAAGTGGTATGATGGTGACCGTGTTCGATTTCGTGCAGGTAAACCTGAGAACATGCGTGGGTATGAAACAAAAGTTAGTGCTACATTTGATGGGAATGCTAGAGATTTAATTACATATAAAAGTGCTAATAGTAAAAAGAGGGCTGTGTTTGGTACACCTAATAAACTCTATGAACATGATGGTGATAGAATTGTAGATATAACGCCAATTACTACAGCCGTTACTTTAACAAATTGTTTTGGTACTTCTTCTGGCACAACTAGAGTTTGTTGTTCTGATGCAGCACATGGTAGAAGTGTTGGAGATTATGTTGCATTTACATCTTCAGCAGCATTTAATAATGTTAGTCTACAAGGCAACACTTATCAAATTGTATCGGTAGACAGTGCTGCTGTATTTACAATCTCTGTAACAGATGCTGCAAATGCTACAGGAAGTGATGTAGGGTCAGCTACATTTAATTATCTGATACCCACAGGTAATTCAATAGCTGTTGGTGGTACAGGTTATGGTGCTGCTCTTTATCAAGCCACTGTATGTGCTTCTGATACAAGAGCATGGAATCAAGCAGCCAGTGCAGATGCTACTGATATTGTTTTTGATATAACACAATGGAGTCTTGACAATTGGGGCGATGATGTTGTAGCAAATAGAAATGGAAGTAATATATATTATTTTGAAAGTGATGCTTCTACTGTACCTGTTAGAGCTACATCTATAACAACTTCTCCTATTAGTGTCAACTCAATTGTTGTATCACCCAATGATAGACACCTAATAGCCTTGGGAGCCAATGAGTATTCTCCTACTGCTACTGTAAGTGGTACATTTAATCCAATGCTGGTACGATGGTCTGACCAAGATGACCGTACTAATTGGGTTCCTTCAGTTAGTTCTACATCTGGTGAGGTAGTTCTGACTGATGGTACTAGGATTGTAGGGGCTGTACGTTCAAGAACGGCTATTAATATATGGACAGATAATGCTCTTTGGTTAATGCAATTTGCAGGACCACCATTTACATTTAAGTTTACACAGGCTGGTACAAACTGTGGTATGATTGCACCACATGCAGCAGTAGATTATAATGGTATCACATATTGGATGGGGTATGATAATTTTTATAAATATGATGGTTCTGTAAGAACATTGGATTGTACAGTTAAAAAATATATATTTGATAGACTTAATATAAAATATAAAGATAAAGTATTTACAGGTATTAATTCAGAGTTTAAAGAAATTATATGGCTCTATGCTTCAGATGAATCAGGAGTTACAGACTGTGATAGTTATGTGATATTCTCACCTGAAAATAATTACTGGACTTATGGTACAGGTATTTTTACAACATATGCAGATCAACAAGTATTTGGTAATACAATTACTACAGGTGTATCTTCAAATGAAAGTAGACTTTATAATAATGAGCCACCAGATTATTTTACTGCTAATAATAATACTATTACTTCTTTTATAGAGTCTGCTGATTTTGATATTAAAGATGGTAACCAAATATTATATATGAATAGATTAATACCTGATTTTGATTTAAGCACAGGAAAACTAAAAGTAAAAATTATAACTAAGAATTATCCAGAAAGTAGTGAAAGCACTACAAAAGAATTTGAAGTTACACAACTAACAGATAAAGTTAATTTTAGAGCAAGAGGAAGGCAAGCAAAAATAAGGGTGTCTTGTAGTTCACAAAATGCAAGCTGGCAATGGGGAGAAGTTAGACTAGCGGTGCAAGGTGATGGGGAAAGATAATGGCAAGATACCCAACATTTCCAACAAACTTTAATGGAATTAGTAATGATGAATTAAGAGAGTTATATAGCACAGTAGAAAGTTGGGCAGCATTATTAGTATCAGAACTTCAAACAAGAGATGTAGATGTTGATGCTGCTCCATCTACAAATATTTATACGGTTGTTACAGTAACAAATATAGGAAGACCACGTAAAGGAGATATAGCATATTCAGCAAGTAGTGGTAAGTATAAAGGATATGTTAGTCTTGGAACAGAAACATCTTGGCAGAATTTAAACTAATGAAAAAAATGTCACCAGAAGAATATCATAATTTAATTAATAATAGCACTTATATTAGTAATCTTAATCAAGGTAATGTTATTGATCATAGTAGATATTTATTAACACAGAAAATGAAAACATTTAAAAAAATAAAATCTGTTGAAGATTCAAATTTTATAGCAGATCAAACAAAAGCACAATCTAATTATGGAAGAGTGAAGTAATGTCAGTACCTAATATGGAAGAATTAAAAGAGGTTATGCAAAGTTCTACATTAAGGGACGATGCTAAATTAATGCAATCACCTCCGGGTGCTGGTAGTCCTCCTATGCCTCCTAGTGGACCTCCTATGCCTCCTAGTGGACCTCCTATGCCTCCTCAAGGCACTGATATGCCTCCTATGATGCCACCTCCTATAGATGGTGGTATGCCTCCTATGATGCCACCTCAAGATTCTCAATTACCACCAATGCCTTTAGCTCCACCTCTTAAAGAAACACTTAATACAATTTTAACTAAACCTAAAGCAAATGGTAAATCATTACAAGAAGAAGCTATAATAGACTTAGCAGATAGGGCAGGACTTAGTACATCAAAAGGTTTACCAATGGATGCTTTGATGCCTTCTCTTCAAACTCCTGTTACTGCAGAAACTGGTGGTGGATTAATGAATCTTATGATGCGTGATTTATTTTCTGGTCAAGTACCGGGAAAAGGTCATGGCATGGAAGATAATGTTTATATGCCAATAATAGAAAGAAAGGATGGAGATCAAGTAGGTACACTTGCTGTAAGTCCTGATGAATATGTAGTTGATGCTCATACAATGGCTGCATTAGGTAATGGTAGTGCAGATGCAGGAGCAGATGTTATGGATCAAGTAGTAAAGAATATACGGCAAAAAGCTTATGGAACAACGCAGCAACCAGAGCAAATTAATGGATTGGCTGCATTAAGACCAATGATGGAAAGGGTATAGTCATGGCGTTAAATTTTGGAGATAAACCAACCACTACCACAGGGACTCAGTTAGGTCAATATCCTGAGTGGATGAAAAAAGATATGCTTGAGGCACAAGATGCTTATAAAAGGCTCTATGAATCTAATTTAGAAAGAGGCTATAGACCATATACAGGCATGACTACTGCTGGTTTTACACCTGAACAAATTGCTTCTCAACAAGGATTAGCTTCTCTAGTAGGAAGCCAAGCTCCTATACAACAAGAAGCTCTTGGTTTAACTAGAGGAGTTACCTCTGAATTTACCCCTGACGAAGCTCAAAAATATATGTCTCCTTATCTTAGAGCTTCCCTTGATGCTCAGAAAGCAGCAGCCCAACGTCAATATGAAAGAACAAAGCGTCCTGAGTTTGAAGCAGAAGCAGTAGCTGCAGGTGGTATGTCTGGTCTAGGGTCTAGAGCCGCTATAGAATCTGCTGAAATGGAAGCAGGACAACAAAGATTATTGGCTGATATAGAGGCTACGGGGCAGCAAAAAGCTTATGAAGATGCTCAGAACTTATTTAGACAACAAAAAGAAAGAGAGAGGCAAACTGCTACTGATTTGGCAAATTTAAATAGGCAAATTTTTACTGGTGGTATAAAAGAGCAAGCTTTATTAGATGCTATAGGCAAAGAAAAACAACAGATGGCTCAGACAATGTTGGATGAAGCTCAAACAAAATATTATGATAGAGAAGAGTTTGCACGAAATGAACTCAATAAATGGTATCAGTCTCTTCTAGGTAATCCAATATGGAAACAACCTAACTATGCAACAACAGGTATTCAAGCTGGTGGTGGACCGGGATTAGGTAAAACTCTAATGTCATTGGCTGGTCTTGGAGTAGGTTTATTTGGTAAAGGTGGTTTTAAATTACCATTTAAAGGTGGTGGTTCTATTGGAGGTGGTCTTGCTTCAATGGCTCAAGCTCAACCTTATATGAACTACATGCGTAGAAATATGGGTAGTCAAGTTATGCCACCTATAGTGTATAGGCAAGTAGGAGGAGGAGAACTTCTTGATGAAGATGCAGCATTTCAAACAGGTGCAAATAGACCAGTATCAGATATTTACGCAGCAAGAGAAGCTGTTAAAGAAGCAGGTATGAATAGATTGGCACCTCCCAATGTTGGTTCTATTACCTCTTCAGTAGGAGAAGGTCCAGATATTTTAAGAAGAGCCGATGATCCTAGTGCTGTAGACAGAGTAAGGGGTTGGACACTTGCAAATTTAAATAATTTAGCAAAGATTGAAGAAGGAAAAGTATTAGCAACTGGAAATGCTACTAAAGAAGAAATAAAAGGTATTAGAAAAGAGACAAAAGCTTTTCAACAAAAACAAACAAACAGATTTAATAAATATCAAAGCATGGTTAAAAACCTTGTTGGTGAAGATCCAAATGCATTTCAAAAGTTTTGGTTTACAGTTGCGGCAGCAATAGGTAAGCCGGGTGGTAATGCTTTTACTAATATGGCAGAAGGTTTTAAACAAGCTACTCTTAATGCAGATGCTGATAGAAAAGAAAAGAATAAAATGTTAATGACACTTGCAAAAGATGAAATGGATTTTATGAAAGATGTAGATACATTAGGATTTAAGAGTGAATTAAAATTCTTGGGTCTTACCAAAGCGCAGCAAGTAGAAGTAGCAAACATGGATAGTAATATACGAAAAAGATTTATGGAGGAATATAAAATACATGGTGATTATTTAAAAGCCAAGGCTGCAGCAAATAAAGGTAAAGGTGATAAAGCTTTTGGAAGTCAGCTTGAAAAAGCACAGAGGGAAATAGCAAAAGAGTATGGCTTTGTAATTGACCAGTTTGGAAATTTAGGTGCAGGAAAAGGTTCTCCTTCTTTGAAAAGTCCACTTTATCAAAACATGATGGACCGTTTGCAAACATTTAGAAGACTCTATCTAAATAAATTAGATGAGTTAGGGAGTACAAGTTATAAAGCACAACTTGAAGCTACTAGATATGCGTTTTCAAAGACTCCTAAATACGATGATAAATCTAATGTTGAAACAGTTGGAACATTTAGTAGTAGGGATAGAGCAACGATAGCTATAAACCGAGATAAAAGCAAGTATATAAATAAACTTATACAAATTGGTGGTAAAAAATATAAAGTAGTTGCCAATGAAAATGGCGACATAGGTATTGTACAACAATAGGTTTTATTATGGCATCTTCTAATTTTATTCCTTTAGGTATTTCTTTAGATTCTTCTTTAGAAACAGTTACAGTTGATCCTAAAAAAAGAGGCAGAATATCTTCTGATGTTCTAAAAAAAGTACAACCTCGTACTAGAGATTTAGGTAAAGAAGTTTATGAAAAAGCTATTAAAGATAGAGAGTCTCGAACTGTATCTGCTTTAGCTACTGATAAAGATTGGATAAAAAATGCAAAAATAATTTGGAATCAAGAAAATCCCGACTTAGAGTTTAATGCAGAAGAAGAAGGTTATAATAGTATAGGCGATTGGTTTATGGATCGTCATTCACAATTAGGAAATGATTTAACTAATCTTGGATTGACTGCTTACAATATAGGAGATATGTCTAAAGAGCAGCAAAGAGCATGGTCTGATTCTCTACAACAATTTGAAGTAGCAGATTCAGATATGAAAAGTTTTTTACGGGCTGTTAAAAACACTGCACTTGCTCCTGAAACTATTGTAGGTTTAGTGGGTACATTAGGTATAGGTGTGCTTGCTAAATTAATTGGTGGTAAAGCAGCTTCTACAGCAGCTAAACTAGCATTTAAAAATCAAATAACAGCACAGCTTACTAAAAAAAATATAGTTGAAGAAGCTGTTGAAAATGTAGGTAAAGATAAAACTATTAAAAGAAAAGTTAAAGAAGTAACAGATGATGAATTAAAAAGCCAAGCTGCTAAAATTTTAAAAGCTAAACAAACAGGGGCTGCAATAGTTGCTGGTGGTGGATATGGCGGTGGATTTGATGTAGGAGAACAAATTATTGCTAAACCAGATGGTCCTATAGATTTTGAAAAAGCAGCTATATCTACAGGTCTTGGAATGATTACTGGTGGTATTTTAAGTCGTGTTATGCCTGTTGGTAGAGATGCTCAAAATATAGCAGATGCTGTACGTAAGAATTTAGAAGAAGCTCCTTCAACACAAAATGTTAAAGTTAAAACATTACAAAAAGAAACTGATGTTGTTGATCCAAGTAAACCTGTTAGACATAATATAACAGAGAGATTAGCAGAACTAAATACAAAAGTAGGAAGATTTTTTAAATCTAATGTCACACTTCCTAGAGAAGTATTTAATGCGGCTCTTAAAAAAGAAAGAGGAAGCAATGTTGGTTTAAGTATAAAAGCTTCTTTAAAGAAATTACAAAAAGAAATTAATGCAGATAGATTAGAAAGAATAAAAAATAAAGTAAATACAAGAATTACAGACGATGATATTAATAACTTTTTTGATGATGGAACTATTTCATCTTCCTTACAAGGAACTCAAGTATTAAAATCTTTACAAGAAATAGGAAGTTTAATAGAGGGAAATGAAAATAAATTAAATAATTTACTTGGACTAAAAGGTGATAAAAAATTAGGTGTTAATCGTAGTGAAGGTAAATTTTATATAACAAGAAGTTTTGAAGCTGTTAATAATCCTGCTTACTTACAAAAAATTATAGATGCCTTAGATCCTCAAGGTAAAAAAGTTGATGCAGAGTTTTTAAGTAAAGTAGAGGGTGCAAGAGATGCACTAAAAAAACAATATCCTAAAGATACACTAGAACAAATTGATAATAAAATAGCTGCATTAGTTAGAAACTTATCTGGTGATACAGACTCTACTGATTTTATTTTAGACATACCAAAAATTTTAGGCGATCTTACTCCTAAAGCTGCAACAAACACTAGAAAATCTTTAAATTCTTTAAAAAGAAGACAAGATTTAACTGAACCTATATTAAATTTATTAGGTGAAAGAAAAGATGCTGTAGGTAGACTTGCTGAAACATTAACCACTCAACAAAAATTAATTAAAAGTGCTGAATACTTTTCAACACTAGATGAGTTTGCTCGTAAAGCTTTAGAAAAAGCTGATGGAGATACAGCTACTATAGATTTAGGTGGATTTGTAAGTTTTTTACCCAAGAAAAGAGCTACTATTAAAAAACAAAAAGGTAAACAACCTCCTGCTCGTACTCCTAAAAATTTAGAAGATTTAGTTAAACAAGAATTAGGAAAGAAAGGTATTCAGTCTGGAAAACTTTTAAAAGATATTTATACAGATGAAACACTTTTTAATTATTTTGAAAATGGTATAGATTACTGGAGTAATTCAAAGTTAGGTGGTGGAAAATTTGGTAATACATTAGCACAAGTTGCTGCATATGGTCAGGCTACTCAAACAGTTTTAGATATACCTGCATACTTTGTAAATACTTTAGGTGCTGTTCAAAATCTTGGAAGTAATGGATATATATTTTCTGCTATTGGAAAAGATGATGTTGTTCAACAAGCAACTAAAGATGTATTCCAAATGTATAAATTAGATAATAAAGAATCTTTAAAAAGATTAGAAAGATTAAGAGAAGAAGGTGTTGTTGATAGTGATTTATCTTCAGAGATGATTCGTAAAAATATTAATTTATATGGTAAAACTTTAGAAAACCCTTTACGAAAAACTTATAAAAAAGGTATGGAAAATTTAAGTCAAGCTTATGGTGTTCCTGATACATATGCTAAATTAATAGCTCATGAAATAGAATACAGAGAATTAAAAAAGATATATGGTAATACTGTTTCAGATGATGAATTATTTTCAATGGCATCTGAAATAGTTCGTGATGTTATGCCTTCATATAGTGTGGCTGCACCGGGAGCTAGAATGTTATCTAGATTACCTGTTGGTACGTATGCTTTATTTCCTTCTGAAATGGTACGAACATCTAAAAATATTATTAAACATTCATTAACAGATTTAATTAAAGGTTCTAATGAACTAAGAAAAGGAAATATAAAAGTAGGTGCAAGATTAATAAAAAGAGGTGTTAGAAGAGGAACAGGTTTTGCTGCTACTACTTATGGACTTGAATCTTATGTAAATGCTAATAATGAATTATTAACAGAAACTCCTAATGAAAATATTTCTGCTTCTGAACAAAATGAAATAAATAAAAGAGTTATTGAATCAACAGGACCATCTTTTGCAAGAGGTGCTAACCCTTACGTGTTACAAGGTTTTAAAGAAATAGTAGATTCTAAAACTGGTCAACGATCTATAATAGGTAGATATGCAAACTCTGCACAATATGATGCAGCAGATTTTGGTAAAGTTGGTGTAAGATTAACTGGTCGGATACTTGGTGGAGATATGTTAAGCTCTACTACAATAGGAGATGCTCTTGAAGGATTGGGTAAATCTATTTTAGGTCCATATACATCTCCAAAGTTTGTAGCGGATGGTCTTATTAATATTGCTGCAAGCATGATAGGTCATGGAGATTTATTTTCAGAAGAGCAACCGGGACTGAGTGGTGAAAATATAAAACGTACTTTTTTTGAACTTGCTAGGACTTTAGAGCCGGGAACATCTCAAGCTGTTAGAGCATACTTTGATCAAATGAAAGCTTCAGAGGTAGCAGAAATAGCTCGTAATTCATATGGTTATCCTTTAACTATGGATGATATGAATAGCTGGCTAATGACAGGGCAAAGAACTGTTACAAATGATATTAATAAATCTATAGGATATAGTATTTACAAAGATATGCGTCAGTTAGATTTAAGTGATAAATCTTTTACAAGTTATTTAAGGCAATTAAAACCAGAACAAATTACCCCAACTATTGCTGAAGATATAATAAATGAATATAGAGAATCTATGCAAGTAAAAAGAGAAAACTATAATAAATTAAAAGAGAAACTAAATCTATATTCTTTATTTTCTTATCAAGATATAAACGGCAATCCTAAATCTTTAGGTGTAAATGGAATTTTTCGTGCTGTTTCTGGACCCAATATGGAATATCAAAAAAATGGAGAGGAAGCATTATTGATAATGAAGGCTCCATTTTCTCAAGCTGTTTTAAATCCAATAGATAATAGAGATTTAATAAATGTTTTACAAGAAAAATTTGGTGATAGAAATCCACTTGGAATTATAGGGAAACTTTCTAAAGCTTATGCAGAAGAAGTTACTAATCAAAAACCAGAATTTATACCTTTAGGCATGGCTGAAGGTGGGTATATTGGAGACTTCTTTAAGAACTTGGTAGGTGTTAGTCCATTAAATGTAGGTGAAGAAGAGCAATTAAAGATTGCACTGCAACAGGGACAGATACCTACTGCTCCATTACCTAAAGTAAAACCTGAACAAAAAAATAATTTTAAAGAACAGATGGCATTATCTGAAAGTTCTAATAATCCTACTGCTGTTAATACAGAAGGTTATATGGGTACATTTCAATTTGGAAATCGTAGATTATCAGACTTTAAAAAAGCTAACAAGAAAAAATTTACTAAAAAAGAATTTTTAAATAATTCTAAATTACAAAATGAAGTTTTTAATTGGCATGTTAATGATATAAATAAATATATTAATAATGAAAAATTAAATTCATACATTGGAAAAACAATAAAGGGTATTCTTGTAACTCGTAATGGACTTACTGCTGTTGCTCATTTAGGTGGTAAAGAAGGCATGAAAAAATTTTTAGAAACTGGTGGTAAATACAATCCAAAAGATTCTAATGGAACTAGTTTATCCGATTATCTTAATAAATTTAAATAAAGGAAAATAAATAATGGATGGTTCAAGCCACATGATATGGAATGCTATACTGAGTCTTGCGTGTGGCTCGTTTATATGGTGGATGAGAGGTATCAATGTGAAGATAGAGGAAAATAGAAAACTGGTAAGCAGAACCAGAGAGGAAATAGCTAAAGACTATGCACTCAAAGAAGAAGTTGATAAAGACCTTGATAAAATTATGAGTCGCTTTGATCGTGTAGAAAGTAAGCTGGATAATTTAATGGAGAGAATAATAAAGTAATGTCTAGGAATTGGGAGTTCTTTACAGAGCAGGAGATGCAATGTAGAGGTACTGGAGAGTGTGACATGAATGAAAGGTTTATGTCAAAACTCATAGAGCTAAGAATAAAGTTTAATGAGCCAATGATTATTACTTCAGGTTATCGACATCCTGCACATAATATGGCAATAGGTGGTACAAGAAACTCAGCACACACCAAGGGCAGGGCTGTGGATGTATTGGTTATGGGTAAGGAAGCACTGAGATTGGTACGTCTAGCACTGGATACTGGTATGACAGGTATAGGTGTAGCACAAAAAGGTAAAGCAAGTAAAAGATTTATACACATTGATGATCTGGAAGATAGTGATGAGAACCCTAGACCTTGGATATGGAGTTATAAGTAATGTTAATAGAATTTTTAATTTGTGTAGCAGGTCTTGCGATTGTTTGTTGGTTTGGTTTTTATTTAACAAAGGATGAATGATGGTTGATAGAAGTGGCTTACGTTCTATTATACGTCAAGGTGGACGATCACCTACGAGAGGTAGAGGTCGTTTTAAATATGGTGATCCAACTAAACATAGAAGGGATAGAAGACAAGCATTAGCAGATGTTGAGGCGGTGAGAAACATGCACCCACTTGATCAAGCTGCTTTATATACATCAATTATTCCTATTGTTGGAGATATTACTGGCGCAGCAGCAGATATTAGACGCTATACAAATGATCCTAGTGGAACTAATCTAGCTTTCTTATTATCAAATGCAATACCTTTTCTTCCTTCAGGAACAGTAAGTGGACTTATAAAATCAATAAAGCCTAGACAAGGAGGACTTAGATATAAACCTTCAGAAGTTAAAAAAGTACTTAAAACAACAGGACAAAAAGCATTTACAAATTTACAAAACTATATTCCCGGTTTTTATAAACCCGGTATAGGTAAAAAAACACAAGGTTTAACTTATCTAAAAACTGTACCAGAAGGAATAGGTAATATACTTAAAGCTAGATATGATCCTCAAGCTAGAGGACTTCAAAGCAATTTTAATATCAGTGCTGCTGATAGAAAAGCTGCTCAAACTGCGCTTGAAGTTTCTAATGAAATAACTCCTCAATTAAAACCTTTAGAAAAACAAATGAGAGCCATGAGGAAAGATGGATCAGCATATACTGGTGAAATTAAAACAATTAAATCAGGTAAAAATAAAGGTAAGAAAAAAAATATTGAGACAGAAAAATTTATTAAACTTAAAGAAGCTGCACAAGAATTAAGGCGAAAAGCTAATGATGCAGGAAAACGAGCTATGGGTCAATTTAACCAAACACGATCTATGACAAAGCAGTACTTTGGTCCTAACAGTGGATTAGAAGGTATACATAAAAATATAAATAAAATTGATCATGTTAAAAATTTTAAAACTTTTAATGTAAATGATTATTTTAAAACAGTAGGAGATGTAATACCATCAGGTATAGGTAAAGAGGGTGTACAAGAAATATTTAAAAGTATTAAAAAACTTCCTGCTATTGGCTACGATGCAAGTAAAAACCACCAAATGAATATAAGAAGAGTACATACAGGTTCGGCAGGAGAACTTGATCCCGGCTTATCTACTAAATTATATAGTTTAAATAGTATAAGTTTATCAGATATTAAAAAATCTGTTTTTTCTTCTGGAAAGAAATATACTAACAAAGGATTTTTAGAAGCACTTCAAAAAACAGGACTAACTGTTTTAAATCCTAAACAAGTTCTTAAAGGAAAACCTGCTGTTATTACAGGTACTATGAAAACAGATGCTTATGAAATAGGTGGTGCTAATTATATGACTTCAATTAATAAAAAAGGAGAGGTCACTACAATTATGAATGATAAACACGATCTATTTGGAAAAGTTTTTCCCGGTGGTGAACGATACATGAATGTTTCTGAACCTATTGTTGTTGATCTTGCCAAGACTAAACAGACTACTGTTAAGCAAGTAAAGGCAAAAGACAAACTTAAAAAAGAAAAACACGAGGCTTCAAAAAAAGCAATAGAAAATTATAAAAGAATAGCTCCTGATATAGATATATCTGGCCCACTACCTGCTGGTTTTAAAACAAAAGAACAATGGGCTAGAGCGCAAGCTGTAGCATTAGCAAAATCACCCGATGATTATACAAGACTTATGAAAGAAGTTGGATTTGTTCCTACTAGAATAGCAAAAACTTCTCAATCAGAACAAGAAAACAAAAGGGGAGGAGGTTCTGTAATGGAACGTAACCCCTATGATTATAAACCAAGAGGTATATGATGGATAATATTAAATTAAATTATGCACTAATATTTGCTATGGTTCTACAAGCTATAGGATTGATATGGTATGTCTCCAAGCTGGATAGCAAAGTAGAAACAGTATATAAATTCTATGAACAGGAGTCACAAAAGTCTGTTGTTGTTACCCAAGCCAAGATGCAATTTGATTTGGAACGTGTCATGAAAGATATGGAAGATATAAAGAAAGAACTTCAAGAAGGTAGAAACAAATCAAAGAAGATAATAAAACAACATGAAAGAATTTTTAAGCTGTTAAAACCAAAAAAGGGGAGACAATCTCCTAGACAGTATGGGTATTAATATGCAGAAACATTTAAAAGAAGTTAAGATGACCTACCCTACCCATTTTATATTTGCATTGGGTATGGCAGCAGAAACATTTGTTATGTCTTTTGTTCTAGTAATACATGCAATAATACCATGTGTCTTTCAAAAACGATTTAGTAAATGGGTTGAAGAATATAATAAACATTTTAATGGGTAAGTTGAGGAAGATTGAAAATGACAACCTTTGCTAAGATAGAAGATGCTTTGGCTGATAAGGTAGCCCCTTCTATTGCTATGCATGGTGGGCATATACAGTTACTATCTTATGATGAAGATACCAAGAATGTACATGTTAAGCTTACAGGATCATGTGCAGGGTGTGCTGCCAGTACCTTCACCCTTAAATTAGGGGTAGAAGACATGTTAATAAATGAATTTCCTGATGATGTTTTTAGTGTATCACACGAGGAAGGGGAAGTTACCTCTCCATATTACTCTTAGATACCCTTTTAAAAGCCCATAGAGGCCCATACAGTAGCCTTCTTTAGTACAAAGGTAGTCTAGGTAGGGGTAAAATAAGATGCTTCTCTATGGGGCTTCTACCCCACCTACTGTCGATTTAGATTTTTGATGGTATCCAGTACTTCAGGTACTCTCCAAGGAGTAAAGAACACAGTACTTAGACTGTAATCTGTAGCTCCTACATTATAGTAGTCATGTACATCCTTTTCTCTGTAGATACCACCCCCTGCTATGATAGATACTGGTGTATTTTGTGTGGTAAAATATGATGCAACACTTTCTATAAGGGGCAGGTTCTGTTCTTTTAATCTCTTACCACTGATACCATACCCATTTCCATTGTGATCTACCATAGGTAGAGTATTACTTAAATGAAATTTGGTAATACCAAGATCGTGTATTCTAATGATATCATCTAGTTTAAATGTTGGGGGAACTTTAACAATAACATTATTAAATTTTTTTATAAAATGTATAGCATGATAGTCTCTAAGTTCTGATATGTTTGATACATTAGGACATCCTATATTTAATTCCAGCGAAACTCTTCTGGGAATTTGGAAATGAATAGCAGACCAAGGTGGATAATAAATTTTAGAAGTTGCCTTTAATGCTGTGATACTATATATACAATTTCTATCATATTTTTCTATATTACATATGCCTTTGTTACGTAATCCAATAGAGTTTCTCCATCCTCCTTTAACAGGACGTAGAGTTTTTAGTATTTGTTTTATTAATCCCCTTCTTTTAAAATAAGTGTAGGTTCCTTTTACACTGGTGCATTCATCTAAAGAAATATAATTACCAAAAGGAGGACTAATCAGTATCATTGTTATCTTCTTCTTTCATGAAGTCACATTTATTTAACATATTAAGTACTTTATCTGCACCTAAAATATTAAGGCACTGTACTATTCCATCCTCTAAAGACTTCTCATCTAGGTTTGTATCTATATCTGAGTTATTGCCACGCACTCTTGATAACAACTCAAGGGCTTTCAACGCACTGTTAGTATGACCATTGGCTCTTGCAAATGTATATTGGTTCTCAATCTCTTCAATAACATCTACGTTAGTTTCAAGTTCATTCTCTAGTTCTCTAACACGTTCAGCTACTTCATCATTGTTAATAAGTCTATAACCTTGATTGGCTGCTGAACCTGCAGCATATCCTGCAGCCTTGGCAGCTTCAGTTGCATTCCTATGTAGAATATAGGACTGTGCAAACTTCTCTTGTTTCTCATTGAGTCCCATTAACGGTGCTTCATATTATTTCTGTGTGTACCGTTTCTTTTTTCAAAGGTACGCATACCACCAAGACCCAATAATGCCAGTGTTAGAGACATCAAGCCTTCAGTTTCAATCTCTGGTAGGGGTATAGGTTGACCTGTCAATGCTATATACCATGCAGC